CAATAAGCATCTTCGTGCTGCTGCCTTTGAGTGTTCTCTCTTTGGTACTGGTATTATGAAGGGTCCGTTTGCCCTTGATAAAGAGTATCCTCGTTGGAATGATGCTGGTGAGTATGATCCCATCATCAAGACTGTCCCCCTAGTATCTAGTGTGTCTGTCTGGAACTTCTATCCTGACCCTGACGCACAGAACATGGATGAGGCTGAGTACGCTATTGAACGTCACAAGATGTCTCGTAGTGAAGTGCGTAAGTTGATCAATCGTCCCTTCTTCCGCAAGAATGAAATTGATATTGCCCTAAGCTATGGCCCCAGCTACATCAAAGAGTGGTGGGAACAGGTTATGGAAGACTCGGCTAACAACTCTTCTCCTGAGCGGTATGAAGTTTTGGAGTTCTGGGGTAGCATGGAGCGTGAAATCCTTGAGCGCCATAGCGTGGACATCCCTAAGGAACTGAAAGACAAAGATCAAATCTCTGTCAATATCTGGGTATGCAATGGACGTGTTCTGCGTCTTGTTATGAACCCCTTTACCCCCACAATCATCCCCTTCTATGCAGTCCCCTACGAGATCAACCCCTACTCGCTCTGGGGTGTAGGCATTGCTGAGAACATGGATGACACTCAGACACTGATGAATGGCTTCATGCGTATGGCTGTGGATAACGCAGCACTCAGTGGCAACCTGCTGATCGAACTGGATGAGACTAACCTAGTTCCGGGCCAAGACCTTGAAGTATATCCGGGTAAAGTGTTCCGGCGTCAGGGTGGCGCTCCCGGTCAGGCTATCTTCGGTACGAAGTTCCCCAACGTCTCCAACGAGAATATGCAGATGTTCGACAAGGCCCGTGTTTTGGCTGACGAATCAACTGGCTTTCCCTCGTTTGCTCATGGTCAGACAGGCATCTCTGGTGTTGGACGTACCGCCTCTGGTATCTCTATGCTTATGTCAGCAGCTAACGGCTCCATCCGTACTGTTGTTAAGAATATCGACGATTACCTATTGGCCCCTCTGGGTCGTGCCTTGTTCAGCTTCAATATGCAGTTTGACTTCGACCCTGAGATCAAGGGTGACTTGGAAGTTAAGGCTGCTGGTACAGAATCCTTGATGGCTAATGAAGTTCGTTCTCAGCGTCTCATGCAGTTCCTTGGTGTGGTGCAGAACCCAATGCTGGCTCCCTTCGCTCGTCTGGACTACATTGTTCGTGAGATTGCAAAGTCTATGGACCTTGATCCAGATAAGGTTGCAAACTCCATGCAACGGGCTGCTATTCAGGCAGAGATTCTTAAGACCTTCCAGCAGAGCCAGCCACAGCCTCCTACAGCACCACAAGCTGGTGGCGCAGGTCAAGTACCGGGAACACCGGGTGCACCTCCTGAGGGCGCTCCTACGGCTCCTGCAGGGGCACAGCCTCAGGACACTCAAGGTTCTGGTGGCGGTACTATTGGTACAGGCTCTGCTCCTCCTCCGGGGGCACCGGGGTTTAGTGCGAACACTGGGGGTCAGTAATGAGCCTTAAACTTCTAGTGAACAACTCAGAAATCTGGGTACCCTTCCTGCAAGAGCTTGACTCTCGTATCCAAGTCTGCTATAAAAAACTAGAACAGATTACAGACCCTGTTGAACTATACCGCGCTCAGGGTGAAGTACAGGCACTAGCTGGTCTTCAAAAGCTACGTGATAAGGTTAATGCCAAATGAATGTCAATGATCAAACCTTTGCAGCCTTTGCTGGTGCTAATGAAGAGAGAAAGAAGTCTCTGCTTCAGTATGTTTCTGAGGGGGCTAACAACGCAGACCTTGAAGCTGCTGGCTATACCCCTGCTGAAGTGGCTGCTGCATTTTCTCCTATAAAGTCAGGGGCTACTTCTAAGGAGCTTGATCGTGATCGTCAGGCTGCTCCAAAAGAAGTCCCTATGTTGCAACAAGCTCCCACAACTTCCAGAGATACTCTTAGAGAAAATGTTAGACGTGGGGTATCTGCTCTTGGGGCAAGTGATCAGACTGCACAATTCTATGCAGGTCGGGTTGCAGGTACTGGCGGAGATATGGGTCTTATTGATGTTACTGGTCTTGGTGTTATCCCCGGAGTACAAGAAGGCATACAACAAGCAGAGCGTGGGTACAAGACGGGTAGCAAGACCGACATAGCTATGGGTGCCCTTAACACAGGCTTAAATGTCCTTGGTGCCATTCCCGGAGGTAAAGTTATTGCAAAGGGTATTAGTAAGGGTACAGAAAAACTTGCAGAAAAGGCAATGGCTGCATATGACCCTGCTGTGCTCCGTACTATTGGGACACCTTCAGACAAGACTGTAGAAGCCCTTGGTGAAGTTCCTAAGACAGTTAAGTCCAAAGGGCCTAAGGTAGTTACTCCTTACTTACATGGGGATAACTCAGTTCAAAAAACTATAAATAGAAAACCAGATGAAAAATTTGGTTTGCAACTTCTTTCTCAAAAAGTTGATGTTGATCCTAGTGTATGGGATCAGAAAAATATGGGCGGACTTATTAACCTAACTATGGATAGTTTAGCAAGAGTCAAGGTGGGTAAAATTGACGTACCATATCTCATAAATCACTACGGTGGTGATGTCACACCAGAAACAACAGCCTTTGTAGAAAGTCACCTAGCAAGACTTGATAATAATCCAGCTTTTGTAGACTATACAAATAAACTAAAAGAGGATATAAACTTTGATCCTTGGGTAGAGTCTGAAAGTAAATGGGGTAAGACTCCAGATACAAGTGTATCTTTTAGATCGCCTATACTGGAGGTGGTAGATCAAATCGAGTTTCCTAAAAAAGGTATTGAAGGTTACCAACTTTTAAGCGAACTTAAAAATAGCCCTTCTGTACGTAAAGCAGAGTTTGAGACTGTTACAACAGCTATTGATCCTAAAGCACGATATACGAAAGAAGAAGCAAAAGGTCTTTTGGAAAAAGATGCATGGAAAGTAGGCTCTCGTGAGTATAGAAACTATGAGGATACACAGCGTCAGGTAGATGTCCTTGACCCAGAGATGGACTACTTTGAAAGAGCTATCGTTGCAGAACGAGAAGGCCCGACCTTTGACCCTACAGGTTCACATTTTGATCAAAGTAGTTTGGCTCATTCCAGAGCTTCTGTCAGAGAAGATGTAAAAGGCCCCTATACACTAGTTGAGGAATCTCAGACTGATCTACTTCAACATGGCTTTAAAGAACCTTCTCCAGCTAAAGCACCAGAATCTGTTGTGGATACTGTAGAGAAGAATAGGGCAGATTTACTCCGCACAAGTAACTTAGGAGAGTCTGGAGTAGACCTACTAAAACTTAAAGCTTTATATGATGAGTTCTACCATGTAGAAACTAAAAACTTACCAAAAGAAGCTTTAAAAAAACGAGATGAGATTGTTAGAGATTTTGTAGACCATCTTCCCGGAGAGTGGAATGATTCTATCAAGGAAACTATTGTTAAAGATGCAACAACTGGTGATGATCTTTGGGAGTCCCTTCAAAAAGTTAAATCTGGGTATGCGGATTATTTTGATATACAACCAAGAGATGTCTCTAACACGTTAGAGAAAAACTACAGGGTAATGCGGGGTGAAACAAATCTTCAAGCTACGCCCGGAGTATCCCAACCACCCATCAAGAATATCGAAGAGAGTATAAAACTTGTCTTGGATGATCTCATCGCAGCTTCTATAGAGCGTGGTGTTACCCGTATTGTCATGCCGCCTTTGGATAGAATTGTTTCTAAGAGATTTCCTGTTGGAACAGAAGGGTATCTAAAAGCAATGGACCCTAAGAGTGGTTTCTCTAAAACCTATGTATCTGGTTTTAAAAAAGTTCTTGGAGACTACCAAAAGAAACTTGGTGCAGAAGACTTTAAAGTAGCTCCTATTGATATGAACTATAGTACAGAAGATAATTTTGCAAACCTTTCAAGAGTTGGTACAGAGATTGATTTTTCTGGACTTGTGAATAAAGGTTATGATCTTAGCAAACCTCACTTTGCAGAAGGTGGTGATGTAGGTTATGCCGAAGGCGGAACAGTAGAGGATGAACAAATGGATAGACTAATGCAAGATGGGGGCATGGCTGATGCTGGTGTCGCTCAGGAGCCTGTGACGGGTAATGAAGTTCCTCCGGGTGCCTTGCCTTCTGAAGTGCGTGATGATGTACCTGCTCAACTCTCTGAGGGTGAGTATGTTGTACCCGCTGATGTACTTCGGTTCTTCGGTATGCGCTTCTTTGAAGACCTCCGTAACCAAGCCAAACAGGGCCTAGCAGAGATGCAGTCCAATGGTCGTATTGGTGGTGCTACGGTTGACTCTAACGGTATCCCTGCCCCCTCTGAACAAGAAGATCAACTCTCACCAGAAGAAGAGCAGATGCTTAATGAGGCTCTTGGTAAAACTGGTATGGCTGAGGGCGGTGTTGTCCCCTTTGACCGCACTACTTTTAGTCTGGATCAACCCACTACTTTGGAGTCTCGCAAGTATATTGATCCTAAGACAGGTGCAATTCGAAATTTTGCTTTTAGCTTTGGGGCACCTACAGAGCTTATTCCCGCAAACTTTGTACCTTGGACACAAGCACTTGAAGATTCTGCAAAGAATGTCACAGCCCCTGTAGTTAAACCTGTAACTGGGGGAGTCTCCCAACCAAAGAAGGAAAGCTGGGCGGATACTCACCCTGTAACCCCTCCTACTGGTGGTACAACTGGTGGTACAACTGATGACCCCAATAAGTGGGCGACAGAGAACTACGATGCTATTAAATCTGATCCTTTCAAATACGGTATGGACGCACTTGAAGATGACACTGGAAAAGTTGCTGGCCAAGTTCTTACTGGCGCGGCTATGATACCTGCAGTGAGTGGTCCAGCCTTACTTGGTGCTGCCGCTGTAAAAACCTATAATGCAGTTGAAAATATTGCTAATGCCCGTACATCAATGATGGTTATGGAATCTAAGGGCCTAAAAGATAGCGCAGAGTACAAAGCTTTAGAGGCTGCAACCAAGGCTAAAATAGAAAAATTACCGACTATCCAACAAGCCTTAGTAGAGAATAATGTCGTAGGTTCAGGTAAGAATAAGTATGCTAACTATGTAGCAGAGGAAGAAAAGAGAAAAGGTGGCACTGGTGGTACAACTGGAGGTACCGCCCCTGTAGCACCTGTAAAACCTGAAGCACCTAAAAATGGTGGTCAAGGTCAAACAGCCCCTATAAAACCCCCTAAAAACCCCGCACGCAGTGATAATGGTGGTGGACAATCATCTAATACCACTACCCCACCAACAAAAGCTCAGGTTGCTCAGTATACTAGCTCTAATGCTACTACCCCCACTAAAACTACCACACCAACAAAAGCTCAAGTTGCTCAGTATACTAGCTCTAAGGCTACTACCCCCACTAAAACTCAGGCTGAAAGAACTGGTAATGCCACTGGGGGTTTGATTACGAAACCTCAGAAGACGGCCCCTAAGACAAAAGGTCTTGCGGGAAAACAATAAGGCTACTCAGCTACGGCTGACCCCAACATAAAGGATAAACTATGTCTAATGTCAAACAAGTCTTTGTGGACCCTACCTACTCGAATCGTAGGGGTAAGCAACGGATTGCAGAGAGCGAAAGAGAACTTGCAGAGTTGATGAAACAACCAGAGGAAGAAGAAGAAGAACCAAAGGTTGTGACTGAATCCAAGGAAGAAGAACCGTCTGATCCTGAAGAGAAGTCTTTCAAGAAGCGTTATGGTGATCTTCGTCGCCATATGTCTGAGAAAGAAAAAGAGTGGGAAGAGAAGTTCAAATCTTTTGAAGGCACCCCAACTACTCGTCAAGTTCTACCTCCCAAGTCTGATGAAGACATTGCTGCATGGGCAAGTCAATACCCTGATATTGCCTCTATTGTAGAAACCATTGCCAATAAGAAGGCAGAGGAAAAGCTCTCCAAATATAAAAACCAGTTTGAAGAGTACGAAAAAATCACTCAAGACAGTGTAAGACAGAAAGCCCATAATGCTATTCGTGAGGCTCACTCTGACTTTGATGAGCTTCGTAAGTCTGATACTTTCCACTCTTGGGCAGATGAACAACCTAAATGGGTTCAGGACTCTCTCTATGAGAATGAGGATGATGCTAAGGCAGTTATTCGTATCCTTGACCTATATAAAGTTGATAAGGGTATCAATCCCTCTGCAAAGAAGGTGAGAACTAAAGAGGCTGCATCTATTGTAGCCCCTAAGAACAGAGCTAACGTAGACTTTGACGAAGATGGTGCAAAGGTATACGAGTCTCAAGTTGCTAAAATGTCGATTGATATGTACGGCAAGAATGAGGCAAAGATCATGGAGGCTATGCGTAAAGGCAACTTCGTGTATGATGTTTCTGGTGGTGCAAGATAACACTTGACAACTAAAGACATTTCGCTATAACTACAGGCAAGTAGCTACGGCCTCCTACAATAGGACACCCCTAGTTACTTGCTTTCCCCAAAATTAAAAGTCTAAACGAGCATTAAGACAAACCTGACTAAGTACAGGCCCGTCTCCAAGTAGGTTGGCAAACCGAACACGAGATGCACCCTAGAAATCGTGAGCCTCTTATACGTGTGTTTAGCTTCTCAGAGCCAAATATCATAGGAGTATTTCTCATGGCTTTTCAAGCTGCTGCTGGCTGGTCGAACCTGCCGAATGGTAACTTTTCTCCGGTAATCTACTCGAAGAAAGTCCAACTTGCTTTCCGTAAGTCCACCATTGTTGGTGACATTACTAATTCCGATTACTTTGGTGAAATCTCTGCTCAAGGCGATACCGTTCGTATCATCAAAGAGCCGGAAATCTCGGTTTCCTCGTATGCCCGTGGTACTCAAGTCCAAGCTCAAGACCTGCAGGACGCTGACTTCTCGCTGGTGATCGACAAGGCTAACTACTTTGCCTTCAAGATCGACGACATTGAAGATGCTCACTCGCACGTGAACTTCATGGACCTCGCTACCAATCGTGCTGCCTACCGTTTGGCTGACCAGCATGACCAAGAAGTTCTGGGCTACCTGTCGGGCTACAAGCAGACTACCGTACACACCAACGCTGGTGCAGTCAATGATGTCGTGAATGGCACCAAGGCTATCACCACTGCTGGCTCGGACGAACTGCTGACTTCGATGAAGCTCCGTAAGGACAGCTTCGGCAACATCACGACCGTTGGTAAGGCTGATCACTCGATCCCCGTTGCCGCTCGTCTGCCCGGTGCTGTGGCTTTGCCGACCGACTATGTCTCGCCTGTCATGCTGATCAACCGTATGGCTCGTTTGTTGGACCAACAGAACGTGGACAAGGCTAACCGTTGGGTTGTCATTGATCCCGTGCTGATGGAAGTTCTGATGGACGAAGACTCGCGCTTCCTGAACGCTGACTACGGCGATTCGGGTGCCCTGCGTAATGGTCTGGTTCTGTCGAACTGGAATGGCTTCCGTGTGTACGTCTCGAACAACCTGCCTTCGGTTGGTACGGGCGCTGCTACTACGGACATCACCAACCAGAACGCTAACTATGGTGTGATCGTTGCTGGTCATGATTCGGCTGTTGCTACCGCTGAACAGATCAACAAGACCGAAACCTACCGTGACCCGGACTCGTTCGCTGACATCATCCGTGGTATGCACCTGTATGGTCGCAAGATTCTGCGCCCTGAGGCTCTTGTTACGGCTAAGTATAACCTTGCCTAATAGGCTACACTAGGGTGTCCCTTCGGGGGCACCTTTAACTGCCATACAACCTAGGAAAGGATTTTACTATGGCTATTTCGCAATCCCTCCGCAACCGTGCTGTGGTTGTTGAGAAGTTTATCACGCTGGCTGCTACTGCTGGCACTAACGTGGGTGTTTCGGTTCCGGCTGGTACTTTGGTTCTGGCTGCTGGCATTGAAACCATGGCGGCTGTTCCTGACGTTTCGGTTTATACCGCTGACGTTACGGATGGTACGACTGTGTTCGCTAACGATGTGTCGTTGGATGCTGCTGCAAAGAACACGATCCGTGCTGGCGTCACTCCGGGCTTCATCTCTGCTGCTGACACCATTGACGTTGTGACCACCATCACGGGTTCTCCGGGTGCTATCCCCGTCCGTGTGTGGGCTGTCATCATCGACGTTAATGACTGCGTTGGTGCTGCTGCTGAAGTTGACCGCGACACTCTGGCTTAATAAACTAACCTAGGGTATCCCTTCACGGGGGTACCCTTATCACCATACAAAGGACTCCCCTAATGGCTATTACAACCGCTGTCTGTAACTCTTTCAAGTCGGAACTCTTAGGGGGCATCCATGATCTGGATACGGACACCATTAAGATTGCACTGGTTAAGTCTTCAGAGGCTGGTACCTACGGGGCCGCTACAACTAATTATAGCAATGTCACTGGTAATACAGATGAGGCTTCGGGTACTGGCTACACCACTGGTGGCAATACTCTAGCATCTCCAGTTATCAGCCTTGACGGCAGCGTTGCCATTGTAGACTTTGCTGACACTGTGTGGACTAACGCTACTATCTCTGCAAGTGGTGCCGTGATCTACAACGCAAGCAAGAGCAACAAGGCTATCTCCGTGATCAGCTTTGGTGGTACTGTTACCTCAACTGCTGGTGACTTCACCATTCAATTCCCTGCTGCTGCTGCTGCTACCGCTGTCATTCAGCTTGCATAATGAATAATGGCACTCATACTAGATAGTTATGACGCTATTTATGGAACAGGCCGATATGGGTCTGCTCGTTAC